TTAAAAGTCTAAATAAGGTTCGAGATGAGATAAAGGAATCATTACCTTACACAGTAATGCATGTAGAACACTGTGAGGCTGATGATGTCATCGCCGCTCTTTGTAAATATTTTCAAACTGAAGAAACCATTCCAACTGGAAATGGTAATTTATTTGAAGAAAAACAAAAAATATTAATTATATCAAGTGATAAAGATTTTATTCAATTGCAACATTTTGGTAATGTAACGCAATTTTCACCACTAACTAAAAAGCATCTTATACATGAAGATCCTGTAGATTTTTTAGAAGAACATATTATTAGTGGTGATAGAAGTGACGGAATTCCTAATGTTCTATCGTCGGACGATTGTTTTGTTCAAGGTCAGAGACAAACACCATTAACTAAGAAGAGACTTTCTATAATAAAAGGGGGAGATCTTACAGAAAAAGAAAGTATTGGATATTCTCGAAATAAGACTCTCATAGATTTGAGTCAAATTCCAGAGAACATACAAACCAATATTATTCATGAATGGAAAACAACTGATCAATGTAACGATAGAAAGAAATTATTAAATTATTTCATTAAATTTAGACTTAAAAATTTAATGGATGTTATAGAGGACTTTTAATTATGGCAGATAGTATACCTTATATTTTTCAAGCGATACAAAACTCTCCAAAAAAGAATAGGATTAATATATTGAGACATATGGTCAACGGGCCACCCGCAAATGATCAAGTTAAACAAATATTAATTCACGCATTTCATCCTAATATCAAGTTTTTACTACCACCGGGCACCCCACCTTATGTTTTTAGAGGAACTCCGGAGGGGTTTCCAATGACTTTGTATCCTGAAGTTCGCAAGTTTTATTTGTTTTGTGAAGGAGGTGGAGCAAACATAGACGGAATGAAGAGAGAGCAAATTTTTATTGAATTACTCGAAACAATACATCCTGACGAAGCACAAGTGGTGATTGCTATGAAGGATAAAAAATTCACTGAACTTTATAGTAACATTACTTATGATCTAGTGAGGCAAGCTCTTCCAGAGATAAAGTTACCAGCACCGGAGGCTAAGAAACCAAAGGGAAAAAAGCCCCAAAAAACTTGACTTTTTCGAGAATATTTGATATAATAGTAGGAAATAATGAGAAAACCATCACACAAGGTGATGATTCATTATGGTCTATTAAACCCTTCAAAAGAGATGAATTATGAAGAAGGCGATATTAATTGCACTTGGTGCAATTGCGCTAGTAGGACTTACTGTTCCTACAGTTAGTGCTAAAGTAATAACAATGGATGGTGTAAAGTTTCAGGTATTTCAGGACCCTGATTCTGGTGAATTTACACTACTTCCAGTTAAAAAAGTCCCACTCGGCCCAAAAGTCACCAAAGTTCTGGCCCTAAACCTACCAAAAGCAGTAGAATTAAAGAAAGAAGTACTACCAGAGAGTTCTTCTCCGTTAGGTGATTCTGTGGATGCATCTGGCATCACTGGTTATGAAATACCTAAAGGAGTTGTTTCTGAAAGTCCAGATAAGTCTGAAGTTACAGAAAAGACTGAATCAGATTCAGTCTACTATGAATATGTTTGTACTGTGCCCTCAGGTTGTCCATTTAAAGATGGAAAATGTGTTGGATGTAAGAAAATCAAAGTATATGAAGAAAAAACGGTTATAAAACTTCCTAAAGAAGAACCGGAAATCGCTCATTCAGTTCTTCCTAAAAAAGATAAATTTTTTGGAATTCCTGAAGGTGATTATCATTGGAGACATATGACGACCATAATTGGTTCTAAAATATACCAAAAATCATTAGCACCCGGATTTTTAGCCAATTATAAAGAAGTTACGCCTGGATCTTATTTGATTACTACATCCGGTGCAGCGGAATATACGGGTAGTAGTTTTGAAGGTACAAAAGTTATAGCATGCCCAATACCATCAACAAAATTTGCTACTGTAGATAAAGATGGTGTCAGTGAAGTGAGAAAGACTTTAGTAAAGGGTACATGTTGGGACAAATATCCTAACAATACCATTAGTTTTAGATATTATAATGTAGATGCGAACACAATCAGAACTATTTGGGTGAGAAAACACACCACTTGGATTGTAGGTTGTGAAGATTGTGCAGATACAATTAGAACAGATATTAGTACTTTTGTTCAACTATAAGCAAACATTCTCTATGCGCCAGTAGCTCAGCGGATAGAGCAACAGCCTTCTAAGCTGTTGGCCAGAGGTTCGAATCCTCTCTGGCGCACCATCTCCAAACACCTAAATATCAATAGGAAAGCGGTAGGCCTACCTTAGTGATCCATTGAATAAACAATTGACGATGAGGGATCTAAATTTTAAATAGAGAAAGTTGGGTTTGAGTTGAGACACTATATTAGTAAAACAATATTTACGCCAATATATTTTATAAAAAAGGTTTTAATATTTTTAATAATATTACTTCCTGTGAGTATGTTCATCATGCAACTTACGGTAGTAAAAGCAGAAGAAGCGAGCGCAGATGAACTGAATAAAGCAAGGAACCAGTTAAAAACTGGAGAAGAGCCTCAGTTCACAGAAAGAGGATTTCCGAAAATATTAGATGATGATACATGGACTTCACAACTTATCTATGATACAATAGGCGCATGTTATCAAGGAACTATAAGATGGGTAGTATTAAGTAATCCATCTATTCTAGGTCAGATACCAAGCCCCATAGCACAAAGACAAATGGTCGAACATTGTTTTTGTGTAATGGATATGCTAAGAAAAGAACATAAAGTAAAGGAATACAAAAAAAAGGTTATTGATCCAGAATGGGGAGGAAATCTTTTTATGCTGAAAGCAATGGAATGCGTTGGAAAGTATGAAACTTTACCAAGTTTTTTTATGAAAATGCCGACACCAGATAATGAAACAAAAAAGGAACTTAAAAAAGATGAGGGAGCAGACAATTCTACTAATTCATTAAGAGAAGAGTCATTACCAGACCAAAACAAAGAATTAGAGAGAACCCCTCAAGAACCTAACACATTAAATTTTTAAGGAAAAGATGAACAAGCTCAAAAGAGTTATTTTGTTATGCTTTTCTATATTCATGTTCTCTAGTACTCTGGAAGCATCAGATATCACTACAGAAATAATTGAACAAGCGAGAGAATCAGTAGTATTATTACAAGTGAGCACAGTAAATAATCCAGGAATAACTACGCCTACGGCTACTTGTGCTGGAGCAGTGGTTACCAAAGAAGGATATATAGTAACAAATTATCATTGTGTTCATGACCAAAAAAGTATAAAATTATATTATTTTGATGATAATGATTGGGGAGATTATTCAGTAGAAGTTATAGGTATAGACCCTTTAGCTGATTTAGCCCTACTTAAAGTTCTCAATCGTAAAGGAAAAGATGTACCATTTCTAAAGTTTGCCCCACAAAATAACATAAGACTAGGAGAAGAAGTATTTGCACTTGGACATCCTATGGGAATGGTATTTAGTTTATCAAAGGGTATAATTTCTAGTACTGAAAGATATGCGAGACATCCCTATATTAAAGCACTTCAAACAGATGCTGCAATCAATAAAGGAAATTCCGGAGGCCCTCTTCTTAATTCAAAGGGTGAAATTGTTGGAATTAATTCATTACTTGTATCTAGAGGCAATTCTAATGCAGGAGTTGGTATAGCAATTAGGAGTGATATTGTTAGAAATTCAGTGGCTCAGATGATAACAACAGGTAAAGCTGATCGCCCTGCATTGGGAATAATGATTATTCCATTATGGGGAAAAAAATCACAACTAGATAAAATATCAAAAGATTTTCCTACAATTACTGTGACAATTCCAAATACATATGGATTGTTGATGAATGATGAAAAGTATGTAGATAAAACAATACCAAAAGGTTTACGGCCATGGGATACTATAATAGGGATAGATAATACATTTATAAATAATGGTGTTGAATTTTCAGACAAATTAATAAACTATCATATTGGTGATAGAATTAATGTTTCTATTATTCGAGATAAACGTTTTTTACGTATAAAAGATGTTCTTGTAAAAGTGCTGCATATAGATGTAGATAAAATGTATGGTGTGAATGCATTTAAACCAAAAATTGAAAAAAAACCATGAAGGAAAATTATGATAAGTATTAAAGTTTATGATAATAATTCAGTTAAAGCTATTTCAAAATTGAAAAGTATTTTAGTAAATGAAGGACTTTTTAAGGAATTAAAATCTAGAAAATATTATGCTAAGCCCTCTCTTAAAAAAAGAATGAAAAGTGATGAGGCAAGAAAACAAAAACAGCGAGATTTTAAACAAATGTTGAAATCTGCTGAAAGAGATCAAGAGATGGGGCGTGATTTTAAAAAATGACTTCATTAATTAGAAGAACATATTTAGAAGAATTGTGTGATTATCATCCAGTAACAGGTGATCCTTGGAGGCCTGTTACTATGGATGAGTATACATTTGAAGATGCATGTTATGCCAATTCATTTCATTGGTGGATGTGGGATATATTTGATGAACATTGTTCAAGTCATGAACAGATGGTGGAAGATGTTGAATATAAATTTGGAAATAAAATTGATATCAATACACCAATTAGGTTATGTTTTCCAATTAATAGAATAGCAAAATATAATACAAAAAAGGGTAAACAGTCGCTTGTTCCAGTATATCATATTCCAGCAGGTAGGCCATATGATCTTTCTATAACAAAAAAGAGAGCACAGATGGCTTATTCTGATTATTTAAGAGGGAATTGGACATTACATCAGGCCATGACAAGAAATAAATCAAGATGGCCGGCGATTGAAAGATATACAGATTATGAACCAGAGCGAAAGGTAAAGATAAAAGTTAAAGTAAAGGAAGCTTCGAATTTGGTTTTAAATGGTAGAACTTTAAAAGATGCACTTAAACTTACAAACTTGACAAAACAGACATTCTACAAGCATACCGGAGGCAGGAAGCTCCTTAGATCAAGTAATGAATCATTTAAAAGTTTTAACAGTTAAAAATCCATTCGCTTTTTTAATTTTAGCGGGGGTAAAAAAGTATGAGATTAGATCTTGGAATACAAAGTATCGAGGTCAATTATACATACATTCAGCTAAACAACCATCAAAAGAAAATTCTATATATTTAACAAATGGTATTGAAAGACTGAAACCCAATCATTTAGATTGGCATTTCATGACAACTCATGGTTCTTTATTAGGGAAAGTGGAACTTGTTAATATTTTAAGAATATCAGAACAAGTAACTGTAGAAGAGGCTAGTAAATGGGGCTGTTGTGACATAGACGAGAAAGATAAATATGCATGGGTATTTGAAAACCCTGAAATAGCAAATTTACCTATACAAATTAAAGGAAAATTGGGAATCTGGAATCTGGATACAGAGGAAGAAACTCAAACACAAGGAGAATAAGAATGGGATTAGTATCATCAACTATAAATGTGACAACTCAGAATGTGACAACAACATTCGCAACGACAGCGCTGCATGTACCATCATATGCAACAGGCAGTTTACCAGCAGGATTGGAAGGAGAAATCGTATATGATACGACTACTGAAACTCTGAAGGTGAAGACCTCTGCAGCTTGGATAACAGTTGGAACACAAACGTAAACAGATTTTAAAAATTTATAGTGAAGTTATAAAATGGTTAATCATAGTAGTGATGGCAATTTTAGTGGGTTGGCAATATATGGGAGATATTAATTTTCCTAAAATTACCCTAATCAACGCATTGGAGCTTGAACGTGATTTAGAAGCGTTTCAAAAGAATCTTCAAGATATAGAGACTCGTATAAAAAAGTCTGTAGATATATTAAATAAAAAACAAATGGAAGTTCAAGCACTTGAAGAGGAAGTTAAGGAAAAATTTGCTATTCGAGAGAGAGAATTAAGAACCCAAGTAAAAACAATTGAAACAAAACTTCAAAAACTGAGAAGTGAATTAAACTTTGGATTGCATAAAGTTGAGGGGGATGTTGCAAGATCAGTAGATGTAAAATTTAAAACTCTCTGGACAATGATTAACAGTAAGTAAAGATATTTCTTAGAATAATTAGAAAACATATATAGTGGTTAGATTTACTAATTATTTGGAGAGTACATGGATGTAGAAAAACAGTTCTATGAAATATTAATAAAATATTTAAATATTGAAGAAGAAGACATATTAATTACTACACGTTTAGAATCTTTGGAACCAGATTTTTTAGAACAAATGAAAATAAAAATACTATGTGAAGACAAATTTCATATAGAGATGGATGATGAGATATTTGAAAATAATTCTACAATCGAAGAAATAATTGAAGAACTTGAGGAGTTAATAGTTGACTAAGAAAAAAGAAGCTAAAAGAAAAGCCAGACAACGGCGAGTAAAAAAACAATTGAACCTGAATAGGATTCATGGGCAAGATTGTCCATGCTGCGAAAGGATAGACGATGATATGTTGGGGAGTGACACAGGGATCGCATGATGGTGCATTGTCAGTATTTAAAAATGATGAGTTATTATTTGCGACAGACGCTGAGCGGTTTTCTAGAAAGAAAAACGATCCTATAATTCCGCCCAATCTGATTGAGTATGTTGAAAAGAAATATGGTATTCCAGAGAAAGTATATTATTATGAAAATCCCATCTTTAAATCATTCAGAAGAACCTACGCAAAACAATCACCAATATTAGTCTTACCAAAATTTAAATATAAATTAACATATACAAGTCATCACTTATCACACGCCGCATATGGTTATTATACATCACCATTTGATGAATGTACAGTTTTAGTTATTGATGCAATAGGTGAATGGGACACTTTGACAACATGGCAAGCAAAGGGTGGGAAATTAAAAAGAAAGGGCCTTCATTGGAAATATCCTAAATCACTTGGTTTATTTTATTCTGCGATGACTCAAGCGGCGGGGTGGAAACCAAATGAAGAAGAATATATTATGATGGGAGCGGCACCACTTGGTAATATTACTCCTGGGGGATATAGAAAAATAAGAAAATTGTGGGATGACAATTTTAACTTTCATAGAGGTGTGAAATTAAATGGATTGGGTAAACTGCAGATCTCAGCGTGTGCTCAATCAGTATATGAAGGTATTCTTTGGGACATAGTTAAAAATATACAGGGCAATTTAGTATTTGTTGGTGGATGTGCATTAAATGTAAAAGCAAATTCTCAATTAGAGCATTGTAATGTATACATACCACCAAATCCTGGTGATGCTGGTTCAGCGGTTGGATGCGTATTAGCGAGAACAGAAAAGAAGATAGATCCATCACCCTATATTGGATATGAATTAAGAGGTGAATATCCAACAAAAGAGATAGTGAAAACGTTAAAAAATAGCAAAATAGTAGGTGTGGCAAAAGGAAGGGCAGAGTTTGGTCCACGAGCTTTAGGTAATCGTAGTTTGTTAGCAGATCCTTCAATAGTAGACATTAAAGATAGGGTAAATAGAATTAAGGGTAGAGAAGAATTTAGACCATTTGCCCCAATGATATTGAAAGAAGATGTTAATGAATATTTTCAAGGAAATGTTTTTTCGACATATATGAATTCAACATATAATGCTAAATCTAGAACAAAAGTACAGTTTCCTGGAGTGGTTCATGCTGATGGTACTTCAAGATTACAGATAGTTGAAAATAATCCCCATAGGACATTATTGGAAGAATGGAAAGCAGAAACTGGTTGTCCTATGATATTGAATACATCACTCAATCTTAAAGGTGAACCCATTGTTAATGATGAATATGATGTTAAGAAATTTGAACAAAATACTGGGCTTAAAGTATTGTAAAACTTGACTTTTCCGAAAAACCCTGATATAATATAAGTAGTAAATGAGAAAAGTCATGAATAGATTATTAATTATACCACTTATATTTTTAGTTGGATGTACGGCTACAACAGGAGGGCCGTGGAATAAACAGGCAGATATTAAGTCTTGGTCAATACAGAAACAAAATACTGCATATCGTTTTGAAGTCCGTCCTGGAGATGGTTGGGGAGATGGGTTCAAAAAGAGTTCTCGTGCAGAATTAAGTGAGAAATGGAATGCTCCTCTTAATCATGAAACGTGGTATGGAATGAGTATTTTTATTCCTAAAGATATTCAACCTATTTTAAAACGACTTGTTATTGGGCAGTGGCATGGAACAAGCCATATGATAAATGGAGATAAAGTGTGGTGTGATCGACCTTCGGTTTTATCAAATGAACTTCATCTAACTAAAACTTTTCAAATTATAGTTCGTTATGAAACTGAAAAAAGATGTGCTCCCAATTCTCCTGACTCCACATCACATGTGAAAAGAAAATTTTATAATTTAACAAATTTCACTCTTGGAGAATGGAATGATCTTATATATCAAGTGCGTTGGAGTACAGAAGATGATGGATATTTGAATGTGTGGTTAAATGGTGAACAAGTAGTAGCGTATAGGGGGCCTATTGGTTATTTTGATCCAAAGGGGCCTTATTTCAAATATGGTATTTATCGTTATAGGTCTGAAAAGAATACTCATATTGTTTATTTTGATTCATATAGAAGGGGATCTAGTTATGAAGATATTGCTCCAGCTCAAAAATGAGTAGAGTATTAATATTTGGTTGTAGTTTTTCTGCGGGTAGTTATGAGTATGTACCCAATGCCAAATCTATAAATCAATCTGAGGTGGTGCTTCCAGAAAGTCCAGGATGGTACAATTATGTTGACCATTTAGGAGATAAGGAATTAACAGTCATAGCCACACATGGAGAAGGCTATTGGTTTTGGTATCAATACATTAATATAATTTTACATAATGATTTAAGTAATTTTGATGAGATTTGGTTTCAAGAAAGTTGGGAGCCAAGATGTTCTTTAGTATATCCACAACAAATGGAACTTAAATATAAGGATACTAAAGCTCGCTCCAGAGTAGAAAAACGGATTATATCAACTGATCAAAAGATGAGATTTTCTATTGATAGTTGGAAGGTTTACCCAATAACACCGAAACAACTATGGGAAGAGAATGATACAGCTAATCAGACTCTATCAAAACGTATAAAAGGTTTATGGCCTAATGATATTTTTGATTTATTCACTAGGTCATGTGCTAATGAAATAGATAGTATATGTAAAGAAAATAAAATTAAAGGATATGTTTGGTCAATTAATAAACCAATAATGAAATGTATTCACTTAAATAGGTTATGGGGAGTAGATAATGTTTATAGCAAATTTGATTTAAACAAACATGTTGCTGTTAGAGAGGTTAAAGTCCCAGCTGGACATCAATATAAAAGTCACTCTAATGTTGAGGGCAACAAATTTATAGGAAAATTAATAAATGTTGAAGACTTTTCAAGACTTTAAAAGTAAACTTATCAATCTCTGGCTATATATTAGAAGGCCTTATGATGAGTATAAAATAAGGAAGAAATATAAAAAGAGATTAGAGGAACTCAGAAAACAAGACCCTTTCATATATGAATAAACTATGAAAATAATTGCTGGTAATTCAAACAAACAATTAGCAAAGTCTATTGCACATTATTGTGGACAACATTTGTGTGAGGTGGAACTTATTAAATTTGAAGATAATGAATTTTCATGTATGATCAAAGAAAATGTTCGAGGTGAGGACGTTTTTATCATACAAAGTACAAGTAATCCCGCTAATGATCAT